GTGTTGTTTCTAAAACTCTACTTTCGATAAACTCTTTTTGTAAGTCTGAAGTAGGACGAGTTATTACATCGTCAATGTTAGGTAGTTCTTTGATTGCTTCCAACTGCTCTTCAGTTAAAGGCTCAGGCTTACATTTAAGAACTTGTAAAGTGTACTCTACGTTGAAAGGTAGAGGTCCAGTCTTTTGCTTCTTAAAGCATAGTGCCCAACCAGTTGTAGAGTCTGTAGGGTCGCCTAGGTCTTCCGCAGCTACCATTACTGATTCAAATAATTTCTTTTTAAGATTTAGAACCTTAACTTTGTTATCTGAATCGATACATTGAACCGCATATGCCCAAGAGCATTTAAGGTCTGGAAAGTAGTTCCTTATCCAGTCTTTTTCAATGTTTGTAAATTGCTCTTTATCTCTATCAAACCCAAGACATTCCATAGGAACTCTTTTGCCGTCTGCAGTTGTTAACCAGTAAACGTATCTAGGAAGAACATCTCCTACCATACGTATTTTGTTGTCGCCTTCTTTATAGGTATAAGCTTCTACTGATGATTTCTTAGCTTTTCCTTCAATTTTTCCAAATTTAATTGCCATTTTCTTTTCCTTTTTCGTAATAAAACGTTATATTATCTTGACCATCTATCTCTAAAAGAGGATTCTCTCTTAGAACTGCCCGGTCTATCTCTGTGTATTTTAACGGTAACGAATTAACGCCATACCATTTATAATCTAAGTAACTTCTTAGACTCGCCAACTCAATGTAGAGTGCCATGTCGTCTAAAGTAACTTGAAGTTTGTTTTTAAATATCTCTCTAGGATTTAGTAAGTAGCTATCACCACTTATGTCTTGTTGGTAAAATTGGCTTATATTCTTGTTTTTTCGAGGCATCTTAATGTCGTATGTATGAATAGCTAGGATTCTTACCACGTTTTTAGACTTACCTCCACTCAGTTTTTGTACCTTTTTCCAATCAAAGAAAATCAACTTAAAAATCTCCCATTTAGAGTAATATTATACTATGAAATAACCACTTTGTCAAGAGTTATTTTTAATTAGCTACCACCTTAATGTCGTAACCTTGTTTAATGTATACAGCTGAACGAGCCCTCGCCTGTCTAGATGCAGTATTACCCTTTAGGTGTATATCTATTACCACGGGCTGTAATTTACCTTCTTGCTTTCTAATAATTCTACCTATTAACTGAATAAGTAAAGGTTCATTATTAATTGGAGTTGCTAAGACTAAGGCTGAGAGTTCATTAACAGAAATACCTTCTCCAAAGATACTTTGAGAGCCGTATAACACATCAAGCTCTCCCGTCTTTATTTTTGCTATTTCTGTATCTCTCGTGCCTTGGTCTAGCTCCCCAGTTATACATGTTGCGTTATCTCCTGTGAGGTCAGAGCATCTCTTAAGAAGCTGTACTCTATCACTTACCACTAGTACTTTGTGTCCTTTAGCGGCATATACTGACGCTAATTGAGCTACTATTTTTTGGTAATTCTCGTCATAAGCGACGGCATTTACCCTCTTAGCCCAAGGAATCTTACTACTATCTGGGAATCTAATCTCTGTTTTAACTATGATTACTCTAGGAGTTATGTAGTTCTCTTTCGGGGGTTGATGTACATCAAACCCAAAATAATCATTAAAGATTACGTGTTTACCATCTTTTCTTTGTAATGTTCCACTCAGACCTATTTTATATCTGGCAGAACACCTATCAATGATACCAGAGAAGGTGGGGGCACTTACGTGGTGCATTTCGTCCAAAATAATAGTTCCAAACATTTTTGAAATTTCTTTTATTTTTTTACTCAAAGTCTGCACGTTTGCTACAACAATTATTGGGTCAGTATCGAATCTTCCGCTTCCAATAATCCCTGCTTTAATGCCTAAACACTTCTCTATCTCTTCTTCCCACTGGTTTCTTAACGCCAATGTATGTACTACTATTAGAGTCTTCTGTCCCAATTTAGCCGCAACAGCCAGAGCTGTAAAAGTCTTACCCCAACTAACAAATGCATTGATAATTGCATTATCGTCAATCGAGTTAAAAACTTTACTCTGACTATCCCTCAATTCAAATTTGAATTCTGGAAAAATTTCTGGGACTAGAGTTCTCTTATCAATAATTTCATGACCTTCTGGAATGAGGTCGAATCTACCTATAGGTACTGTTACAAGTTCATTGTTTATCCGCCCCATATTTTTAATAATTTGAGGAGGTTCAGTCGGGTTGTACGACGGAATCTTGTATGTTAGCTCTAAGTCTAACAACTTCTGCCGTTTAGCGTCAGCTGTCATATAGATTCTATTTGAAATTACTGCTTTATCCATTGTTAATTATTAAAGACTCCCTATTATTACATCTTCTAAATATATATAAGAACCAAATAACCCCAGTAGTACTACTACAGCTACTATTAGGAACAGAGTCCCTATTATTATGTTATCTATCATATTTTCCTTCTACTATCTTTTAATTTTTCATTAGTTACTTCATAAAGCAAGTAACTTTTATCTATCTTTATTACTCCCGCGTATTTTGCATGTAGGTTAAGTTTACCTTTCACTTCAAAAGGGTGATGTACTCCTTTTAGTGTAAATATAGTTGAATTACTGGTTGCTTTACGGCTTATAATTTCTTTGTATACTAATGGATAGAAAGTAGTTTTTTTATATTTATAAATTTTCCCTTTCATATCTATAAAACAAAGATGCCCTGAAGCCAGTAAGTCTTTCAAAGACCATATTATTTTTCCTAGCGGGTACAACGGGTAATCTTTTAAATTTTTAGCGTGTAGCCGTCTTACTGTGAATTCGGCTTCATCGTCTGGTAAGTCTATACGCCTAATACCTCTTTTATCGGTAACTAAACCTCGAGATATAGATTCATGGGGTCTAACTACCCAAACAGGCCAATGTACGCTAGAGAAGTTCGGGGTATTGCTTTTCAAACTTTCCAAAGGCATAATCATCTCCAATATCTAAATCTACTCCTATTGGTTGCCCTGGAATGGCACAGCCTCTATCTTTTTGAGTTATCTTTGCCATTATTTCTGATACTTCTTCAACTTCTGACTCTAATACTTCTAGTACTAATGAGTCGTGAACTAAAGCTATTATCTTTGCATCTTTATTATTGTCTTTTATCCACTGGTTTAACTCTACTCCAGCTAAAAGGTTAATATCGGAAGCAACTGACTGAATAAGAAAGTTTATACCACTTCTTACTTCATGAGAGGCAATACCCTTATCATTACTGAATACATTGGCTAATCTACGCTTTCTGCCTAGAATACTGTAAATGTATCCATCTGATTCTATTTGTTCTTTGGACTTTGATAACCAACTCTTTAGCTTTTTGAAAGTTAAAAAGTACTGGGAAATTGTGTCCTTTGCTTGCTGAATGGAGAAGAACTCCCCACTATCTTTAGTTACTGTTTCTGATACCTTAGCTGGTCCAGACCCATACATGATTCCGAAAGTAATAGCTTTTGCAGCCTGCCTCTCTTTACTAGCATATGTCTTAATATCCGATACTTCATGTGGAAGTTGGAAAACCATCTTTGCAACTGTGGAGTGCAAGTCTCCTCCACTCTTAAATACGTTTTGAAGCGCCTTGTCCTTACTAAGTACTGCGGCTACATACACTTCAGCGGTTGCTAAGTCTTGTTGTAGTATTTTGTACCCAGGGTTTGCTTTTATACAACCTTTAACAGCAGAGTTATCTCTTGGTAACTGTTGCATATTAAGTTTACCAGAGCTGGATAGTCTACCCGAAGTTGTTGATGTAAGATTGAATCCTGTACGAATTCTACCATCTTTATCTAACGCAGGTATAACTTTATCTAAGTAAGTATTCTTAATCTTAGATTTTTGCCTTATATCTAGTATAACTCCAGGAATAGGATGTTCTTCTGCTAATGTCTTCAATACTTCAGCATCAGTAGACTGTGCTCCCGTACCTGTAAGTTTTCCAGTAGGAGTTAGTTTCAAGTAATCAAACATCAGTATTCTTAATTGTTGAGTACTATTCGGATTAAATATCTTACCTTGAGCTACTTCAAAGTCGTGAACTTCTTTAAAAGTATATAGTTTTTCTTTTGCTACTTGAACTTCCTTTTCCATTAGTTTCTGAACTTTTAGCAGTCGTTCAAGGTCAAAAGGAACTCCGTTCTCTTCAACGTCTTTTAAGAACAACATACCTGGAACCATTAGCTCGCGGTATACTCTAGTCAACTCTACACTATTTATAATCTTACTAGCGAATAGCTGGTATAAATCATAAGTAACCGCAGTATCAATCGCAGCATACTTGGAAAGTATATCAAAAGGAATTAAATCATATGAGAAATCTCCTTTTAATAAATTATGTTCTTTGCAATACTGTGTTCTAAACGTATCTAAGTCTTTATCATAATCACCATACTCTGTATATTTTAAAGCCAAAAACTTCAATCCATGTGTACCTTTAGACTCATCTAAAAGATAGTGCATCAGCATTGTGTCAGAAACTTTAGGGAATTTAAAACCGAAATGGTACTCTAACATCTTTAAGTCAAACTTAGCATTATGGAATACAATCATCTTAGAATCAAAGATAGCCTGAAATAACCGCTCGGTTTCTTCAGTTACACACTCTGTGGATATATAAACCCCTTGTTGAGGCTTATGAGATATACTAATACCTAATACATACCCATCTCGTGGGTATAAAGCACTTGTCTCCGTATCACAACTAATGAATCTTATAGACTCGTCCTCTAATATTCCCTTTAAGTACTCGTTCGCTTCAGCTTCTTCAGTTATTCCTTTAAAGTCTCCCGAAAGAGATGGGGGCAACTGTCCCGCTATATACCCGTGGAGCTTTTCACAAGCCCTTTTAAACATAGGTTTAGCTTCAGGTTTAAAACTTAGCATAGCGGGACTAATCATAGGGATAAATTTCTTATCTACTAAGTGTCCAG